GTAGAGCTGTTGGCATCGAGCTTGCATGGTATGCTAACAAGCCCTAGCACTCCGTGGTTTTCCATGCGGTATCGCAACCCGGCATTGCAACGAGACGATGCAGCAAATGAATGGTTGGAAATATCAACCGATCAGATGTATCAGCACTTTAATAGAAGTAATTTTCAACAGGAAATACACGAGCTGTATTATGACCTGGTGGTTTTTGGCACTGGCAGCTTTTTTGTTGATATGGACGCAGACGGACTAAGGTTTGCGTGTCGGCACATTGCAGAAATATATATATCAGAAGATGGGCAAGGCCGTGTTGATACGATCTATCGAAAGTTCAAACTAACCGCGCGATCTATTAAAATGCAGTTTCCTGACGCGACAATGCCGAAGATTGTAGAAAAAGATGTTGATAACGATCCGTATAAAGAACATGAGCTAATCCATGCTGTTTTTCCCCGTGCAGAAGCTACTGGTGCATTTGCAAAAAATAAACCAGTAGCGTCTGTATATTATATGGCAGAAAGTCGTGAGCTGCTTAGTGAAAGTGGCTTTGACGAAATGCCGTTTATGTCACCGCGTTTTGTAAAAGATAGCGTTAGTACCTATGGGCGTAGTCCGGCAATGACCGCACTGCCTGACGTTAAGATGCTCAACAAAATGTCGGAGACAACAATAAAGGCTGCACAAAAACAAATCGATCCACCATTGATGGTTCCAGACGATGGTTTTTTAGGTACAGTACGCACCTCACCGGGCGCACTAAACTTTTTCAGATCAGGAACGAGAGATAGACTTGAGCCGCTGCAAATCGGAGCCAACAACCCACTAGGGCTGAACATGGAAGAGCAAAGGCGTGGTGCAATACGTCAAGCATTCTATGTAGACCAGCTGCTTTTGGGTCAGGGTCAGAATATGACAGCGACAGAAGTGTTGCAGAGAAACGAAGAAAAAATGAGGTTGCTTGGCCCTGTTTTAGGACGGATGCAAGCTGAATTGCTCCAGCCTCTTATATCGCGTTCCTTTGCATTGCTTCTCAGGTCTGGCCTCCTCCCACCAGCACCTGAGGAGCTACAAGGTCAGGACATTGATATTGAATACGTTAGCCCCCTAGCGAAAGCGCAAAAACTTACAGATCTACAAGCCATGCTCCGTGGGTTTGAGATATTGCTGCAAGTCAGCCAGGTAGCACCAGTTACCGACTACTTGGACGGTGATAAGATGGTGCAGTACCTCGTAGAGACCGCTGGGCTACCAGCCAGAGTTATACGCGGTAATGATGAAGTTGCCGAACTGCGACAGCAACAGGCAGAGGCAGCACAACAACAACAGGCAGTGCAAGAGCAGATGCAAAGCGCTGAAGCTGCAAACAAAATAGCGCCATTTATCAAGGCGGCTGGTAGTGTACCAGTAGAAAACCTAGAGTAATGAAAGTAGAAGATTTAAAGCTCGCCTATCGTAAAACATTTAATACGGACGATGGCGAGATCGTACTTAGTGACCTCAAGGCACGGTTCGGCTTTGAGACAACCACGTATTCGGACAATCCATACAATAGTGCATTTAATGAAGGTCAGCGCGCAGCAGTGCTGCTGATTGTCCGTATGCTGACCGAAGGGAAGGAACCCGAATGAGCGAAGAGGCAACCCAAGACACTGGATCTCAAGAAGTCGCAACGGAAGCTGTCGCAGAAAGCGCAGCACCAGTTAATTTTTTAGATAGCCTACCAGAAGATTTGCGAAGCAATCCCAGTTTAAAAAACTTTACAGACGCCGGGTCGTTGGCAAAATCATATGTCCATGCGCGGTCAATGATTGGCGCAGAAAACATCGGCAAGCCACAGGAAAGCTGGACGGATGAGCAGTGGACAAACTTTTATGCCGAAACAGGACGGCCGCAAGACACCGCTGCCTATGTTGCAGATTTTGCAAATGTTCTAAGCGATGAACAGGCAAACAGTTTTAGACAGGCTGTGTTTGAGGCTGGTCTATCGCCAAAGCAATTTGACAAGATTGCAGCGTATTTTATGAACGAAAATGCTGCGATGGAGCAAGACGCAGAAGCCAGAGCCGAAGCAGCCTTCGATGAAGGTGTTGCAAGCCTACGCGAAGAGTGGGGGCAAGCGACAGATCAACGTATTAAGCTGGCGCAGTCAGCAGCAAATACATTGCTCGGCAATATAGAAGAAAACGAGTTTTTTACAGAAACGATGGCAGATGGTCGGCAACTTGGCGATCATCCAGAGATCATAAAAATGTTTGCAGCACTCGGTGAGCAAATGGGCGAAGACAACCTTGTCGGGGAAACGTCAGAGCTTATTATGACACCAGAGCAAGCCAATCAGGAACTTAAAGAAATAATGCGTCCTGGCACTCCGTACACGGATGCCACGCACCCAGAACATGATGCCTATGTGCAGAAAGTCCAAGAACTTTTTCAAGCAGCATCGTGATACGTGGATAATCGAAAGACCCACACGCCAAGCATGTGTGACATGCAGAGTGACTGCCTTAAGCAGTAAGCGTGGCCTCGCAAGAGATAACCAAGCGCAGCAATCCTAAATTGAAACTGAAACTGTAAAGGAGAGACGTATGTCTACTCAAATAACTACAGCTTTTGTCAATCAGTTTTCCGCGAATATCCAGATGCTTAGTCAGCAAATGGGATCGCTGCTGCGTGATGCAGTAGATGTGGAAAGCGTGAATGGCGAGAAAGCTTTCTTTGACCAGGTAGGGTCATCAGCAGCGGTAAAGAAAACCAGCCGCCATGCCGATACACCACTGGTTGAAACACCACATACCAGACGCATGGTAACCATGTCTGACTATGAATGGGCTGACCTGATCGATGAGCAAGATAAAGTTCGTTTGCTTATTGATCCGACATCAACCTATGGCAGAGCGGCAGCTGCTGCGATGGGTCGGGCAATGGACGATGAGATCATTGCAGCGGCACTTGGTACAGCGCAAACTGGCAAGGACGGTAGTACATCAACGGCACTACCATCAGGTCAGAAAATCGCGCATGGATCAGCTGGTCTGACTGTGGCAAAACTATTGAGCGCAAAAGAAACGCTGGATGCTGCATCTGTAGATCCATCAATACCGCGCACAATCGTTGTTTCACCAAAACAAGTCTCTGACTTGTTGAACACAACAGAGGTCAAGTCATCCGACTTCAACACCGTCAAAGCGTTGGCACAAGGTGAAATAAATTCTTTTATGGGATTTAATTTTATCACATCCAATCGTTTGACACAGGACAGCGACAGTAACCGCCAGGTTATCTGCTTTGCTCAAGACGGTGTGAAAATGGCAGTAGGCAAAGAGCCTATGGCTAAGATCGATGAACGTGCCGATAAATCCTACGCAACGCAAGTTTACTACTGTCAAACTCTTGGTGCTACACGCATGGAAGAGGTGAAGGTAGTCGAAATTGCTTGCACTGAGTCATAAGGAGATTAATCAATGGCAACAGTTTTTTCGACACAACGAACTAATTCACGAGCAACACCAGCCGTGATGAACAAAGCTAATGAGCTGGGCGGTCGTATCCGTGTGGCTCACGGCACTTTTGAGGCATCCTCACTTGCATCTGGTGATGTTATCGAGATGTTTATCTTGCCCGATGGCGCAAGATTGCTAGAGGGATCACTTGCACATGATGCAATGGGTTCATCTACAACCTTGTCTGTAGGGTTTGCTGCACATACAAATGCAGCTGGTAGCGCGGTTAGCGCGTCAGCAGCAGCGTATAAAGCAGCGGCTGCATCTACGTCAGCGCAAAAGGTAGACATCCTGGCAACACTGGCTCTAGGCTCAGGCACAGAGACAGATACCAACGGTAATGGTGTTGCAATCACAGTGACAATGGGCGGTGCTGCTGGCACTGGTACTATTGAGCTAACCATAAAATACGTGGTTGATTAATTAGAGGGGCGCGAAAGCGCCCCCCTTTTTTTATGGGATTAACACATGACTTCTACTGTAGACATTGCAAACTTTGCGCTAAACTCGCTGGGTGCGAACAACATCTCTACGTTTGATGAAAACAGCAAGCCAGCGCGACTGGTTAATCAAAGGTATGATTCAGTGCGTGACATGGTCTTTCGACAGCATCCGTGGAACTGTCTGATCAAAAGGGTTGAGCTTGCCAAAGAAAGCGATAGCCCGGCATTTGACTATGCAAATCAATTTGCACTGCCAACAGATCCGTTCTGCTTGCGCGTGTTGGAGTTTAGTAACGGTACGCTGACGTTTCCCTATGACAATATGACGAGCAACTCGGGTGGCCCTGTTTTTGTAATTGAAGGTCGTAAGCTTGTGACAGATGAGGGTATTGCAAAAATACGCTACATCGGCCGTGTGACAGATCCGCAAGAATATGACGCTGGGCTTGTAGAAACGCTTGCAGCAGCCCTGGCGTTTGAGCTGGCCTATGCAATCACTGGAAGCAATACAGTAAAACAGATTATGGCAGCAGAATACTCAGATAAATTACGCTCTGCAAAATTTGTAGATGCAACCGAAGGTGCGCCTCAGAAGATCGAGGCCAGTGACTTTTTACAAGCGAGAACATAAATGGCGCGATCTGCACCAGCACTGTCTACCTTTACAGCCGGGGAAATATCTCCGCGTCTGGAGGGAAGAGTTACGATTGAAAAATATCGTGAAGGTCTGGCAGATCTAACAAATATGATTGTGCAGCCGCATGGCGGTGTTACCAGGCGGCCGGGTACAGAGTTTTTAGGCGAAGTTAAAAATAGTTCAAACGTCACAAGGCTAATACCGTTTGAGTTCAAAACGTCAGACACTTATGCGCTGGAGTTTGGCGATCAATACATGCGCGTTTTTCGCAACGGTCTGCAAGTGCTTACTGGCAGTGCAGCATCGGTCACGGCAATATCAAAAGCAAGTCCGGGTGTTTTAACAGCTAACTCGCATGGTCTAAGTAATGGCGATGAGGTTTTTCTGTCAAACAGTGGCGGTAATATGACCGAACTAACGTCCAGAAACTATCTCGTTGCAAATAAAACAACCAACACATTTACGCTAACGGATTTATTTGGTGTTGCCATAAACACAACAAATTTCACAACCTACACAGGGTCTGGGGTAACCGTTGATAAAATATACGAAAAAGCAACGCCCTATACGTCAGCGCAGATAAATGATGTCAGGTTTGCACAATCAGCAGATGTTATGTACCTCGTGCATCCCTCACACGCAGTACGAACGCTCACAAGATCCGATCACAACAACTGGACGTTTGCAACTCCAAGCTTTACGGAAAACACAACGCCTAGCCTGGTTGGTACAGATAATCATCCGAGCGTTGTAACATTTTTTGAACAACGGCTTGTCTTTGCAGCAACAAACAATAATCCGCAAACGTTGTTCTTTAGCAAAAACGCAGACTATACGAATTTTACAACAGGCACTGGCGATAACGATGCATTGATTTACACCATTGCATCGAACAAGGTAAACGCAATTAGGTATCTATCTGCTACCAGGATTCTCAATATTGGTACGTCTGGTGGCGAATACGTGCTTACGACAACAAACGGTAGCCCGGTCACGCCAACTTCTACTGTTATTCGTAAATACAGCAACTACGGTTGCGTCAATGCAGAAGTTGTTCAGGTGGCAGATGTCACGCTCTTTGCCCAGCGCGGAGCACGTAAGGTGCGTGAGTTTAAATATGTCGGTGAAGTAGACGTAGGCGGCTATACAGCGCCTGACATAACGGTCTTAGCCGAGCATTTGACCGAAGGTGGCATAAAAGAGTTTGCCTTCCAGCAAGAGCCTGAGAGCATCGTGTGGGCAAGGCGCAATGACGGTACTTTGCTGGGTCTAACGTATAGACGCGAGGAAGAGATTGTAGCCTGGCACAAGCATGTCATTGGCGGTGCGTTTGGTAGCGGTCAGGCGCAAGTAGAAAGCATTATCTCACTGCCAACTGATAGTGGTGAGGATGAGCTGTATATGATCGTCAAACGAACGATAAACGGACAGACGAAACAATACGTCGAAGTGATGAAAACATTTGATTTCGGCAGCGATACAACGGCTGCGTTTTTTGTAGATAGTGGGCTGGCATATTCGGGCAGTTCTACAACAAGCCTGTCAGGATTATTTCATCTGGAAGGGGCAGCAACATCAGTGCTGGCAAATGGTGCAACACATCCCGACAAAACAGTATCGTCAGGCGCGATTGCGTTAGACTTTGCAATTACCAGCGGTGCGGTGGGTCTAAGTTATACGAGCAAAATGCAAACGCTACGCATTGAATCAGGATCGAGCGATGGCACAAGTCAGGGCAAACCAAAACGGATCCATGATGTAACACTGCGCTTTCACGAAACGGTTGGTGCAGAGGTTGGCACAGACGCGGACAATGCAGATAGAATATTTTTCCGCGATAGCAGCATGGACATGGATACCGCTGTGCCGCTCTTTACTGGAGACAAAGAAATAGAATTTCCGGGTGGTTTTGAGGAAGGTGACCGCATTTACGTGCAGCAAACCCAGCCACTGCCAATGACAGTATTAGCGCTTTATCCGCGCATGAACACACACGATGTATGATAGGTAATATATGTTTTTTGAATTAGCGACATTAGCATTAGGCATATCCAGCGGTGTAAGACAGAAAAAAGCTGGTGATGACGCAGCTGCTGCACATAGGGCAGTTGGTGAATTTAACGCTCAAATGGAAGAGCGTAACGTTGGTTTAATAGATAAACAAATCGAAGTAACCAGGCGTGTGCGAGCGTTAGATGAGCAAGAGGCTCGATATCGATTTAGCACAGAGGTTCTTGGCACTGTTGTAAATCAATACGCTGGCGCTGGCATCGATGTTTCAAGAGGCACTCCTATGAGTGTATCTAGACAGTTTGCCAGGGAGTTTGAAGTTGTTCAGGCAAAAGAAGATTTCAACGTTTCGAACCGCATTATGCAAATGGAAGACGCCAAAGAAGATGCACGACTACGCGCTAAGTTATCGCGCATGGAAGGTGGCTATCAGGCTGCTGCTGCTAAGTCTGCTGGTACGGCAAGTATGATACAGAGCTTTGGTCAAGCGGCTCGATTTGGATACGAAAATCGCAACGCATTTGGAATAGCATAACATGAGAATACCTCGCTTTAGATCTAACGTGCAAATGACTACGGAAGCACCTGGCAGACCTATGACTGCGAGAATGCGAGCACAACCTCTTGTTAATGCTATAGAGGGCAAGGCAAACGTTTTTAATGCTGCGCTGCAACAAGTTAATGAATACGCTGTTCAACGTCAGAAAATGATTAATGAAACAAAGCGTAACGAGGCTATATTCGGTGCAAAAGAAGGTTTGTTATCGCTTGTTGATCAACTAGAAAACGATAAAAATCCGTTTGATATTATCAATATGGATAACAAAACTGGTCGCTGGTTCGATGCCGTTGCAAAAATAAAAGCAGAAATGCGTGGCAAGGTTACGCAAACAGATGCAGAGCTTGCATACTTTGATCAGCAGTTTACGCAAAATGAAATATCTTTACGGTTTCAGTTAAAAGACAAACTAGACACAGCGATAGAGGCACGAGCAAAGGCATCTATAGAGTCACGAAACCAGCAATACATAGATAAGTATTCTAATCCATTTGTTGATTTTACGTTATTCAACGAAGAGTCTGCTGAGATAGGAGCAATGCTGAACCAATCTGTTAAATCAGGTTACATGGCTCCACAGCTTATCGAGGCGCTTGGAAGAGACACAATAAACGACATAATGAAAAACGTTGTTGATGGCTATGCTGCTAATAATCCAGATTATGTTTACGGTCTTAAAGTCTACCTGGATATTTTAGATGAATATACTGGTGTTGAGGATGAGGCTGAACTTGCAAAACGAGATCAAAGAATAAAAGAGCTTGAGCTGCCAAACAGCGATTGGACAAAGATTGTATTAGGCAGCGTAGATAGAAACGAAGCCAGATCTGCACTGGCAGCAACTTTGACCAAAGCAAATAAGTTTGAAACGTATTTAGCAAAACAAATAAAAGAAACTGATGATTTAATTAAGGATCAGTTTACAAATCTAAAGTTACTAGCTTTCTCAGCAGATCTTACAAATGGCAGAAGGCAAAACGTAGCAGAGCTCGAAAAAAAATACGATCTTATATTTACAGATACTTTTAAAGCAAAACTTGCAGATGTAAGTCAAAATGATGGCACTATCGGTGGCGAGCAATTTCAAGATATGCTGTTAGATTTTTTGACTGCAAACAATCAGCTGTCTCTTTCAGAACAACAAGACTTAGAAACAAAAATTTTACAAACAAACAGTTTCTTTTCATCAGTAGATGATCCAAACGTTGTTGATAAATTAAGTATGTTAGTAATCGGTGATGACGCAGATACAAAATATTTAGAAGACAATTCATATCGTTTAACGCGAGATACTTACGTTAAGTTTGCTGGTGACTTTGAA